CAGCAGAGTATCCACGAGGTGGCTAATGAGAAGCGGGGTCTAAAGCTCAAGTGCTTGAGCGTCTATGATCCCGCGAAGGTGGCTAAGTTGCTTTATCTGTACAGTACAGGGAGCAGCCAGACTAGGCTGGTACGTCACTATGGTTTCGAGCGGGATACTGTGATTAGTGTACTGACGGACTACGCTGATCATATGGGTACGTTCAAGGAGTTAAGTGGTCGGATCGCGGCCAAGAACTATCTGAACCTAAGTAGCCTAGAGGAGGATTTAATTGATAAGGTACGCGACCGCCTGGAGAATGATCCGGAGATGGAAGTCGGGTTCAAGGACATCAAGGAGTTATCCATAGCTAAGTCCAATGCTTCCAGGGAGGCTATGACAGCTAGGGGAGAAGCTACGCAGATTACTGAGGACCGGAAGGTGTACACACAGGATGACTACGAGGCGACTATAGCTGCTGCTAGGAAGCGGATACAAGAAGCTAAGGTAGCTGATATAATAGAGATACAAGATGAAGATAACAATTAATAGTCACGACGAGGAAGTATCAATTGATACTAAGCACGATGACCTTACTGCTAATCAAGTAGCTGAGCTTATGTTTCGTATTAGCTTAGCTAATGGTTACCATCAACAAAACGTAGCTGACGCATTCTATGAAGTCGGTAAAGCACAGATAGAAATGGAGGAATACTTTGAGTACTAAAGGAAGCGGCCCCCGTAAGGGACACAATGCTGAGAAGCAGCGTAAGAACTACGACGATATTGACTGGTCCAAGAAACCCTTGGCTCCTAAAACCGAACAACCAAAGGGCAGCAAATGAAGAATAAGACACCTGACATTGATCCGGACATTGCTTTTAACCACGTTCGACGAATGCTTGGGGATATTTCTCCTAACTTTGCTTTTGTTGTAATGGATGAGGACGGGGATCTATTCTATGATTACACGAACTATCGTATTGGCAGAATGCTTATGACTGAGGCTTTGGATGATATGGACTCAGATTTCGGTGACTTTGACTGGGATGATCTAATTGAGGATGTCGAGGACGACGATGAAGATATCATCTTTTAAGTATGCTTGATTTCACAGAGCACCCGATCCTCAAGCCGCCCACGGACGAGGAGATTGTCCTTCTAGGAGAAGCTGACCCAAAGCTACTAGAGGAACTACATAGGGCGCACGAGGGCAGAATCCGGGCAGCTACGGATGATCCTATTCGCTATGGGTTCGACCTACCGGGCTGGGAACGTATGTCGGACTCCTTCAGGGAATACAATGAGGTTCTAGCACTTGGTGGGAATCGCAGTGGCAAGACGACGGGCTGTGCTAAGCGGATAATGGAGGCCGTGAGTTCTAACTTCGATGGACACATAGTATGCTTTTCTCAGAATGCGGATACCTCTATTAAGGTACAGCAGCCAGCTATCTGGGAGATGATGCCCAAGGAGTTCCGGAAGAAGACTAAGAGTATTGACGGGTACATTAACTATTCAATGCAGAATGGCTTTACTGGCAGTTCGTTCGTGTTCCCGGATACTAGGACACGTGTGGACTTCAAGACTTATACACAGTTCAGTAATAACTCCACTATCCTTGAGGGTTTCGAGTTCGGGTTCAAGAAGGGTAGTGTCAAGGCTGGGAATGAATCCAATATCGGAGCCTGGCTGGACGAGTACTTAGGTGACGCTGCTTTGGTTAATACCCTGCGGTTCCGCCTAGCTACACGGGATTCAAAGATGGTGATTGGGTTCACACCTATTGACGGTTATACACCTTTCATCGCTGACTATTTAAAGGGAGCAGAGACCCTTGAGACTAGACCTGCCGCCCTCCTGAGGGGAAAGGAGGTTCCTACTAAGCAGTACAGTCCAAGCCGTGATGCGGCTGTGATCTACCTGCATTCGGACGAGAACCCATTCGGGGGTTACGAGCGAATCGCAAAGGATCTAGCCGGGCGACCAGAGGATGAGATAAAGGTCCGTGCGTACGGATTACCCGTGAAGTCAGCCAATGCTCTGCTCCCTTACTTTAATACGGAGGTAAATGTGCTCAATGAGGAGCCAAACAAATACAAGATGACGTTCCCCGACATTTCCGATAAGTCGCAGTTCACCTGCTACCAGGTGGTTGACCCCGCTGGTGCAAGGAACTATACCTGCATCTGGGCTGGGGTAAACAAGGACGGCGAGGTATACATCCGCAAGGAGTGGCCGGATCGTAACACTTACGGCGAGTGGGCTATGTTCGGGGACCCGAAGTGGAAGTACGGCCCAGCAGCCAAGAAGATTGGCCTAAATGTTGAGGGGTACTGCGAATTATTTGAGGAGATTGAGGACGATCTAGGTATTGAAGTAACTGAGAGAATAGGGGATTCGCGTTTCTTTGCTAGAGAGAATGAGAACAATGACGATCTATTTACATCATTCTATGACTTCGGTCTAAGCTTTCTACCATCTGATGGTAAAATGGAGGAACAAGGCATCACAGCTCTGGATGACTGGTTTAACTACAATCCCAATGTGGACATTGACCAAGCCAATAGACCAAGATGCTATATTCACGAGGACTGCGGTAATCTCATCGACAGCCTTATTAACTACAATGCAGGCGGAAAGCCTGAGGAAGCCCTAAAGGACTTCTTTGATGTCATTCGCTATTTGCGGATGTCGAATGGTGGAGAAGGTCCTGACTTTCTTTCATCAAACGATATGATGACAACTAAACCAAACAAGGGAGGATACTAATGCCAAAGACAAGATTAAGTAAAATTGCAGAAGAACAAGAAGTTGAGTTCGATGAAGCTCTTAGAATCGCAACCGAAAAACTACCGGAGGGTTCGGTGACTGGGAAGGGACGAAATACTTGGGTAACTGAAGAGGGTGCAAAAATCCTTGAGGATTCCTTTATGATTGAGGAGATTATCCCTAAGCACTTCACTGGCACAGTAATAGCAGAATGCCCTAACCCGAAGTACAATGTTGTCTTCAGCAAAGAAATCGGGAAGAGAGCCAATGTGTTACTTCCTCGTAAGTGGCAGGGTAAGCTTCTTAAAAAGATAATTACCTTTGAGGCTATTGAGGATTCAAAGGGAGTAAGCTATCGCTATGTCGGAAAATAACGACATCACCCTGGACAGGGCTTGGTGCAGGGAGCAGTCCGACCGACTGGCTAGTTGGGAAATACTTCGCAGGTATGTTCTGCACGAAAGTGGCGTATCAATGACAAATGGTGACCTATGTGATACAATAGGCGTATCATCGACTTACACTATCCGTTTGCTTAAATCTATACAAAAACGCCTCGCAGAAGAAAATGCTAAATGAATCAATCTCCGAGTCCTTGACCTACGTCCAGGATGAACCCGATATTAAAACTCTACGCTATGCTTACGAGCAGACCGTATCAGAGTTGGACTCCTACTTTGATCTATGCCGTACTAGCTACGATGATCGTCGTAACTGGTGGCCTGGCAAAAGCCGGGATCATCGCAAGCACGGGGCTGACGCTTTCCCCTGGGAAGGTGCATCCGATATGGAGTGCCACTTGATTGATGAGCGAATTACTCGTCTAGTATCTTTGTTTATGGCATCGTTGAATCGAGCCAATGTCCGAGCATTTCCTGTTGAGAGTGGTGATATTGGTCGAAGCCAAATTGTTTCGGGTTTCTTGAAGTGGATGGTAACGTCGGGATATATCCCACGTTTTTACCGCGAGATGGAACTCGGTGCTAACTATTTGCTTGAGCGGGGTATACTGATTACGTATGTCGGATGGCATCGTGAGGATCGACGGTTCCTTCAGGAACTTGACATTAATCAGATTGCGCAAGTCAGCCCGGATGTAGCAGTTGCTATCCAAGAAGGGAATGACGACGATGAGTTGATTGCCCTGCTACAAGCTACCTTTGAAGGAACAACCACAAAACGTGCAAGAAAGGCACTCAAGGCTTTACGCAAAGACGGCGTAGCTGAGCTGCCCGTTGTACGTAGGCAGGTGAATGCACCCGAAGTCAAGACCCTTGCACCGGATGGGGACTTCTTCTTTCCTCCGTACGTAACTGATCCACAGCGTTCACCTTACTGCTTCTGGAGAACTTTTTATACAGCACAAGAACTTGAAAACAAGGTTACAACAGATGGATGGGACCAGGACTTCGTTGACCACGTCATTGAGAAATATCGAGGCGTTAATATTGATTCCGTTGAGCGCGAGCAAGAAGGCCGTCGCAGTATCAGCCTTACTGATAGTGCTTATGAAGCCAATGAGCTTATTGAGATCTGCTATGGATACCAAAGACTTATTGACCAAGAGGACGGTGCTGAAGGTATTTACTGCACAGTATTCCATCGTGAGTTCAGTGGTGATGAAGTGACACCTGGCTATGCTAAGTATGAGCTGCTTAATGGCTACGAAGATTATCCTGTAGTCGTCACAAAGCTATCAGAAGATAGCAAGCGACTTTATGACACAGCAACTGTTCCTTCTTTGCTACGTGGTCTACAGAACCAAGTAAAGATTGAGCGGGATTCGCGCACTGACCGTAACAGCCTATCTACTCTGCCTCCTATCCTGCACCCAGTTGGTCAAGCACCTACTGATTGGGGTCCAGGTCGTATGATTCCTTATCGTCGTAAAGGTGATTTGGACTTTGCGCCTACACCTCCACCTCCTACTGGCTCAATCGAAATGGAGTCAACATTGCTTGACCTCGCTGACCGCCTAGTAGGACTTGACGACGATGGAGCAATCAGCCAGATTCGTCAGCAGTTCCTTGTTGATAAGTTCCTTAGCCACACAGCAGAGGTTCTGCGTATGGCATTCAAGTGCTTCCAACGCTTTGGACCTGATGAAATCTTCTTTAGAGTTACCGGTATCCCTGATCCTCAGAACTTCGATAAGGGTAGTGCTGAAGAGAACTTTGACATTATGATTAACTTCGATGTGCAGAATACTGACCCGAAGACTGTCGAGGCAAAGACCCAGCAATTCGTAGCACTCAATCAATTGAACTCCAACAACCGCTTGAATGTAGATGCCTTACTTGATGTCATTGCAACTAGCATTGACCCAGTGATGGCGGATGCCATCCTACAGCCAGTAGAGACAGCGCAGGAGGAAGTGGTCAAACAGGTCACTGATGACTTAGCTAAGATCTTTGCGGGTATCGAGATGCCAGCACGTCCAGCGGGAGCACAGATTGCACTACAGGTAATCCAGCAGTACACTCAGCAGCCAGATGTAGCACAACGTGCTCAGACGGACCAAGCGTTTGCCGCTCGACTACAGAAGTACGTAGGTCAGTACACCTTCCAGATGCAGCAAGCACAGAACGCTCAGATTGGTCGCGTGGGTACAGCCCCCGCACAAATGGGTGAAATCGATACACAAAACTTATAAACTGAGACTTGCCGGGCTATTACTGCTTATAGGGCAGATGGCTTTGGCGGCAACCCACTTACATATGACACCTGATCAATACGCAAACAAACGAGCAAAGGATCTACGAGCACAGGAATACTACAATATGATTGCCCTTAATGAGGGTGTCAAACCAAAGGTATACAAGGACAGTAAGGGTCACCGAACCATTGGTGTTGGCTTCAATTTAGAAGATGCCGGTAATCGAAAGATTCTGAAGAAGGAGGGTATCAATATCAATGAACTCTTTAAGGGTAAAGAACTGAGTGACAAGGAAATCAAAACCCTGTACAATCATAGTCTAACCCAAGCCTTCAATGATGCTCAAAAGTTTGACAAGGGATTTGCTAAGCGACCTGAGCCAGTAAAGAAGGCAATTGTCGATATGTCATTTAACCTTGGCCTTACTAAACTCAATAAGTTCAAAAAAATGCGTGAAGGTCTAGAAGCGAATGACTACAGCGTAGCAGCAGATGAAATGGTTGACAGTGAGTGGTTCAAGCAAATCAAGTCCCGTGGTCCACGGACAGTCGGTTTAATGCGTTCAGCAGCTAACTAATATGAATATACAAGACGACATCAATAGCTTGCATAGCTATGAATCCTTTGCTCGGTTTATCAAGATGGTTCACGAACTCCGGGAGGAAACCATCAGCGAAATGCACGAATCATCCAGTGAGACTATCCAGCAGATTTCTGGTCGAATCATTACCTATGATCAAATACTTCAAATGTCAGGATGGGATAAGCTACGGTTAAAGCATTCGGATCGAATGTAACCCATATGTTATAATGCCCACATCGCCCTCGCTCGGCGTTAATGAGTGGTAATAATATGACAGATGAAATCGAAACTGCTAACGCTGAGGCAGACCAAAGTTCAGTGGCAAATAATAACTTATCCGTTGAGGATTTCGCAATGCGGAGAATTGGGCAACTGAACCCTGAGGCTGAAGAGCCACAGGAGGAAGAGGCCGAAGGAACCGATGAGCAGGAAACTGAAGAAGTAACTGAGGAGGAAGCTGAAGAATCAGTTGAGTCCGAAGAAGCTACTGAGGAGACCAAGGAATCCGACAATGTTCTTTCACAGTTGGACTTGGACGATATGTCCGAGGAGGATTTGCGGGAACTAGCTGACAAGCTAGGTAGCCGTGCTGTAGCTCGATTCGGTGAATTGACTGCTAAGCGCAAAGCTGCCGAAGAACGTCTTTCTAGTTTAGAAGCTCAACTCAAGGAAAAACCAAACCCATTAGAAACAAAGAAGGTTGAAAATAACCCCTACAGTAACCTCGATTCTGTCGAGAAGTTACAGGCCAAAGCAGGGGAAGTCGATCAAGTTGTTGAGTGGGCTGAGGATATTCTGTTTGAGAGTGATGGCTATTCCGCTGATGACATCGTAACCGAAATCGAAGGTAAGGAGTGGACAAAGAAGGACGTGCGACAGGCTTTATTGAAAGCCCGTAAAGCACAGAAAACTTTTCTCCCGGATCAACTCAACAAGGTTCAGGCACAGATCGAAGGAGAGCAGCTTGCTGATTCTTTCTCAGAACGTGCCAGAAAAGAACTGACTTGGTTGGAAGGTGAGGACAATGACTTACGAAAACAATTTGAAGCCACCGTAGGTGATGCACGTTTTAAGCAACTCAAAAAGGTTGTTAAGCGGGAAGCACCGGAAGTAGCTGCACAATTGGATTATTGGTTCGCTCACGCTACTAACAGTATTTACGGACGTAAGCCCGTTACTGAGCGTAAGACATCAGCAGTATTAAATCCTCCCAAATCAGCCAGTCCATCTGCATCCAAACCCGAAAAGGGAATTGGAAGAACAGCCAAGGCACTAAAAGAATTAGAAGCCAGGTTCAAGGAAACGGGTAGCGCAAACGATTTCGCTAATCTCAGAAAACACAAAATGGCATCACGCCACTAATCTATTCATTAACAACTATACAAATACATAACTAATTATGGCATTCTCAAATACATTCGATACTACAAATACCGGTTCCGGTGTTTCCAATCGTGAAGACCTCACTGATGTCTTGACAATTCTCGCACCAGAAGAAACACCTATTCTTTCTTCTGCTAACAAAAAGGGCGCATCCGCAACTAAGGTTGAGTGGACTGTTGACTCTCTCTCGGCTCCCAGCACTGCTGGTATCGCTGAAGGTGCTGACGTTACAGCATTCACTGACCAATTCGCTGGCCGCGCTCGCCTTGGCAATCGCGTTCAAAAGTTCCGCCGGGACTATATGGTTTCCGATCTGCAAGAAGCAGTCGATTCCGTTGGACCAGCTAAGATTGCTCAAGCAGAAGCTAAAGCACTTCGTGAACTCAAGCGCGACATCGAAGCAAGTCTTGCTTCAGCTAACACTCAGACAACCGAAGACGGTGCTGGTGTAGTTAATCGCCTAGGTGGTCTTGGTGACTGGATTCAAAATGCTGCTGGTTCGGGTAACGTTCCTGCT